CGGTGCGTAGTTTGTAAGCTTCGATCGTGCGTGCCATGGTTGGCCCTTCAGCGAGGCAGCGGTGAATTGGCGGCCATTACTCGAGCCGCTCGAGCCGCGAGCATTTTGTGGATCCACGTTAGATCACTTCGCATAATTTGCTCCGGCATCATGTGCAGCTCGAAAGCGAGATCGATCAACTCCTGGCCCTCGAGCGGCAATCCTCTTGTGCCTCCACTCGCATACCACAAAGTGAGCGCGTGGAGGTTTAAGCGTTTCCCGATCGATCGTCCTGGATCGCCTGGTTGATCCGGTTCAAGTAGTACGTGTCGAGCGTCGCGAAAAACTCGGCCGTCGGGGCGACTGGTTGCCCGTTGTCTGTTATGTCGGGCAACTCGAGCACCGTTTGCGCGAGCAAGTCGATCAAGGCCTGGCGCTTATTTTCCATCGCCTGGAACTTTGTTTCGATCACCTCGCCCTCCTCGAGCGAGATACCCCGGTAGACCACTTTGATCTGTTCGGTTGAGTTGTGCCCGTTGGTCTCAAACGTGAGTAGCACTTTGACAGTGTGCTTGCCGCCGCTTTTGAACTTTGCGAGATCTAGTTTTGCCATACGTGAAAACTCCCCACTCAGAAGTGTTTCTGAGTGCCGCGCTGCGCGAGCGTGGTTGTGGTGTTGGTTTTGGGTTGTCGTCGGCGCGCCGCCCTATTGCGGCAGCCGGAGGAGGGAAGTCGAAACGGCAGGTGTTTAGACCACCAGGCCGCCCGCGTCATGACAAAACGCGCTCGACCTGGTGGGAGTTCAAAAACTAATACGTGCGCAGCTCGCCGTAGCCGTCCTCTTGCACGTTGCCGGGCTTGAGCATCACCGTGCCCGCGAGCTCATACATGGCCACCGCGTTGTCGGTGCCGCCTGCGCCGCCGCTCTTGAGCGCCATGGTCGCCGACGGCGAAAAGGCCACGCGATCAAACCTGGCCCAAACCTTTTGGCCCTCGACGGCGAGGTTGATCCCATCGAATAGCACCGCGCAGTCGGGCGGCGTTTTGCTGGCGACGATCACGCCCGAGCTCGCCCCGTAGGAGTACGAGAAAATTATGATCGGTTGCAGGAAGGTCGACACGTCGCCGAACGTGATCACTTTGGAGTCCGGATCGAAAGTGTAGTCGGTGCCCTCGGTTAAAGTTTTCGGCGTCACCAAGGTGCTGTCTTTCAAGACCAGATCGGTGATCCCCATGTGCGGGCCAGGCACGAGCATCATATCGCCCTCGACGATCCCGTCTGGCAAAGTCACCGGATCGGTTTCGTCGCCCGCCACCTCCTCGCTCGCGGTGCCGTGCAAAATGAGCTCGAGGTTTTTCGCGGTGCGCTCTTTGAGATCCATCGTGAGCGAGCCGCCGCGCCGGATCAATACGTGCAGATCTTGAAGGTTTGGCCCAGTCTTGCCCGTTTTGTAGTTGTCGACAAACTCGGCCGTTTGCGCATATTCAAATTTTGGCGTCTCGCCGACGTCGCGCCAGCTCGTCGGGTTTCCATTCACGTCGAGAAACGCGATCTTAATGTCACCCGCGCCTATAAAATACTCAGGAACTGGCATTGTAATTTTCTCCTCACTCGTAAGCGTTGAAAGGTTCGCTCAAAAATTGCACGTTGAAGCCGACGGCCCCGGCGTCGATCTGATAAGTCTCTTTAGCCACCACAAAACCCGCCTCGGTTGGTTGCATATCCACCGCCAGGCCGCCGAGCGTCGCGTCGCGCTGGCCCGTCGTCGGATCCGTTATCAAGGCCTGCTGCACGTCGGCGAGCATTTGCAGCACCACCGCCGGATCGGGATCGCGTGGTAAGTAGATCCGCACCTGGCAAGCGAGGTCGTGCATGATCCGCTTTTGCTGCGCGTACTCCTGCACCATGGTGTCAAGTACATCATGAACCCCCAGCGCCGGGAGCTCCTCGGCCTGATATGCGATCGGCCACCAGCTGATCGGCCCGAGGCCCAGGTCGGTCTCGTAGCCGCTGGCGATCGTGATCGCCGTCAGGCGGCGCTTGATCTCGTCGACGATCTTTTGGTGGATCGAGGCAGCCATTACTTTTTCAAATAGACCTGTAAGAGCAAACCATCCTCGACCGCCTCCACGCGCTCGAACTTGAACGTCACGCCGCCGAGCGTGGCCGTGTATTGCTTGACCAGACGGCGATCGACGGTGGCCAGATCCTCGATCCGGCAGATAAAGTTTTCCGCGGGCGCTTCTACGTTGAGCTCATAGATCACCGTTTGCGCGCTGATCGCATTGCGGATCACCGGGATCGTGAGCGATTGAAAACCCGCTGGCCCGTTGAGCTCGCACTCGACGGCAAACCCGTTTTCGGTATCAAAGAACTCGAGCCGATCGGCGGCCGTTTCGATCATCGCTTTTTCGTCGGCGCTTTTTTGCTGGCCGCCTTTTTCGTGGTGCCCTTTGTTGGTACTTTGAGCGGCGCTTTTTTAGTCGGCGGCTTCAGTTTTTTTTTAGGCCTGGCAGCTGCGGATCGCGGTGTTCCGGTGCCGGGTCCCGCACCTGGGCCTCGCCCTTGGCTGGCCCGTTTTTCGTTTTGGCTTCGACCTCGACGGCGCGCCCGTTATTCAGAAACACAGCCGACCACCGCGGGTCGACGTCGGCCTCGTCGCTCTTGTAGTCCGGCCCGTAGTCGGTGCCGTCGTAAGAGGTATTGCGCAAAAACTTGAGTCGTCGCCGTGCGCCTTTGTCAGTCACGATCTCGACTGGTGGTGGCATGGTCTATCTTTTTCCCTTCTCGGTTTTCTCAGCACTGGCGGCCAGCGCGACCAGCGGTAGCACGCCAAAATTGGAGGCCTTCACAAAGCTCTTGAGGTGTTTGAGTTCGACGTCGCTGAGTAGAAACGAGGTCACTTCGATCATGCCCTGCTTTTTCTTGGCATACGGGTCGGTGATGATCTCGAGCACGCCCCACTCGCCCACGAGGAGCTCCGGCCAGTCGGCCAGGAGAAACGAACCCGCGGGCATGTTTTGGGAGATCTCGGCGCGGTAGCCGTTCACCTGGTTATCGGCCCAGGCGGGCATGCCGATCGCGGTGCCGATCGCCGTGGTTTTGTAGTTGAGCGCCCATTGCGGATCCGCGAGGTACGCGATCCCGGCCCGGTTGGCTCCGGCGTTGGCCGTCAGCAACATGTTTTCCATTAAGACCGCGCCGTGATAGCTCAAGGTCGTGGCAAAGTCGGCCGTCTGGATCGCCTGGTTCATGATGCCGACGGGCGCTGGCCCAGTGCCTTGCAGCGCCGCTTTGTCGAGCGCGACGGCGTGGTTTTTGGCGATGTCGTTGGCCACCACCGCGTCGACCGAGGGCGTCGACTGCGCCAGGAGTTGGCGCGAGTAGCTGGTCGTCGACTGGGAGGTGCGCGGCGTGAGCCAAACCTGATCGAGCGTGAGATCCTGCGCGGCGGTGTCGGCCCCGGGATTCTCTGCGGCCCAGTTCACCTTGCCGCCTGTCACCTCGCGAGGGAAACCCACGTCGCCCTTGAGCCCGGGCAAAAACGTCGCGCCCAGCGCGAGCACCCAGGTATGAGGCCGCAGCAAGTCGATGAAAGATCCCGGCTCGTCGAAAGTAAGCTCCTTGCCTTTGGTCGCCGTGACCGTGTCGAGACCAGCGCGCTCTTGCGGTTGGCCCAGCGCGATCCCAGTGGGCACGAGCACGCCGCCCTGGCGCTCGTAACCCGCGTGAATGGTATTGAGTTGTTTTTCGATCTCCTGCGAGACCTCGAGCTCAAACGAGCTCGCCCGCCGATCTCCTAAACGGCGCGCAGCGTCGACCGCGATCGCCCGCCGGATCGAATAGCGTTCTTTTTCTCGCGTCGTCAGATCGATCACCGCGTGGCCCTCCTGGTCTAAGTCCACCGCGACGGCCGAGCGCTTGCAGGAAAAGACGCGCCCGGCCCGTGCGGTTGGTAGCTACGGGATCAGGCCCGTACCTTTGCAGAAGCTTTCGCCGTGGCGTGGCTGCACGTCGGCGAGTAAAAACGAGGTCACTTCGATCATGCCTTGCTTTTTCTTGGCATACGGGTCGGTGATGATCTCGAGCACGCCCCACTCGCCGATCAAGAGCTGCGCCCAAACGCCAAAGATGATCTCGTGCTCGTTCGTGGCGACGCCCAGGTTTTTCGCGAGCTGGTTGGTGACCTCGGCCCGGTAGCCATTGACTTGACCATCACGCCAGATCGGTTGCGAGAAGCCCGTGCCGATTAGTTCGGGCGTGACCTTCGCCTTGCCGCGCACTTGCGGCGTGCAGAGATAGGCCATGGTGCCCACGTCGGCGTTGTCGCTGGCGACCTCGGTTTCCATTTGCACCAGGTGATCGAAAGTCACCGTGCCGCCAAAGGCCACCGAGTTGACTCCGGAGGCCGTGTAGATCCCGACGGGCGCGGGTGCCACGCCGTCGATCGCCGCTTTGTCGATGCCCAGCGCGTTGATCGCCGCCAGGTCATCCATGACTAAACCGTCGACGTCGATCGCCGACTGGGCCAGTAGTTGCCGCGAGTAGCTGGTGGTCGACTGCGCCGTTTTCGGCGAGAGCACCACCTGGTCGAGCGTGAGGTTGGACTCGGCGACGTCGGCACCGGGATTTTCAACTCCCCAGGTGAGCGTGCCCGCGCCGATCTGCCGCGGGAAACCGACGTTGCCCTGCAAGCCCGGCAAGACCGTCGCGCCGAGTGCGATCACCATAGCTTTGCTGCGCAGCAATTCGATGAACGATCCGAACTCGGTGAATACCAGCTCTTTGCCGCTGCCCGTGGTTTTGGCCGCCAGGCCTGCGCGCACTTGCTGGGCCGCGAGGCGGCGCTCCTGCATCTCGGCCCCACCGCGCAGCGCGATCCCGGTGGGTATCAGCACGCCGCCGTGGCGCGTGTAGCCGGAGTGAATAGCGCCGAGGCGTTTTTCGATCTCGTTCGAGATCTCAAGCTCAAAGCACTCTTGATCCTTTTGGCCCATGCGCATGTTGTAGTCGGCGAGGATCGCGTTGCGGATCGAAAACTGTTTTTTCTCGCGCTCCGTCAAGTCGATCACGTTTCCGGTTTTGGCGACGGGCGTTTTGGTCGCCGCCTCGCGCTCACGCCGTTTCTCAAAAACCTTTTGCCGGAACTCGGCGAGCGTGTTGCCCTCGGCGATCGCATCGCGGGCGAGCTCCTGCGCCAGCGTTTCGCCAGGCGCGTCGATCACTTTGGCGAGCTCCATGATCTCGCTGGCTAAGACCACCGCGCCCGCGCTGGCCCGTTGCTCCGGCGGCGGTGCGGGTGGTAGCTCGGCGATCCGTTCGCGCTCTTGTTTTTCTTTGTCGTCGTTTGCCATTGGTTGCGCTCCTTCTTTGTCGACCACTTTGAGCCCGAGCGCCTGCGCCCGTGCTTTGAATTTTGCGATCTCGTTTGCTGTTGGTGGTCGATCAATACCGCCCGCATCGAGCCCGCGATCCACGCCCGCGCCTTCAATGTCGGCCGCGATCGAGACCAGCGAAACCTCGAGCGGTTCCCACCGCGTCGCCGTGTATGTTTCGGTATCTTCGTCGACGGTGTACTCGTGGATCAGATAGCCCGTCGAAACCAAAGATCTGATCCCGTCCTTCACGTCCTGGAACTCGTCGAGGCCCGCCTGGCGCTGGGAAAACTTCACCGTCGCCCGGCAAACGCGATCCGGATCCGTGCGTGCCGAGCCGCGCACCACCACGCCGATCTGTTCGTCGGTTTCGTGGTTGCACAAAAGCGCGCCGCCTGCATTGAGCCGATCGAGCATCACGTTTTCGGCACCGCACAAAAGGA